CGGCCAGGGTTTTGAAGCCTTTTTCGGCGCTCCCCGCGGCGTCTCCCGTTCGGTCCATCGCCTTGTTCAGCTCTTCCGTCTGCGAGGCGAACTTTTCGAATTCCTCGGTCGACAGTCCGGCGCCGCCGTTGAGCGTGATCATCTTGCCGGAGGCGTCGCCGATGACGCCGGAGAACTCCAGCAATTGCGTCGTGCTGGCAGCGACGCGCGTGCCCCAGTCGCCGGCGATGCGCTGCGACAGGGAGATCACGTCGTTCAGGTTCGTGAAGTCGGTTTTGCTCAGGTCGATATTCGCGCCGAGCTTTTTGTGCGCCTCGGCGGCTTCCGCCGTGGTATCGGCAAACTCGGCGAGTTTCTGATAATAGTTATCGACCGTGATCGAGGCGTCGCCGGTCGCGTTGCGGAGTTTCTGGACGCTGACCTCAAGTTCGAGCGCCTTGAGGGCAGCCTCCTTGCTGCCTTCGCCCATCAGATCCAGATCGTAGACGAAATCGGCCAGGTCGTCGCTACCGGTCAGGCTATTGACCAGCCAGTCGACAGCTCCGGCCAGGCTGGATTTCTCGCCGCTTGCCAGCGCGGCGGCGGCGTCGTTCGCCAGAAAGGCGAGCCCAACCAGCGGCAGGGCGCGAAGGGCGCCGCTCAACAGCGCGACACCCGTGGATGCCGTAGTCGATGCCGTTCCGGCGAGGCCAACGCCGGCGGCGAAGTCCTTGATCGCGCTCAACGCCTGAATCCCGGCGAGCGCCTGCATGGCCGAGCCTATCGTTTCGAGTGCATCGGCGCCGCTGGTGACGGCGCCATGCAGATCGCGGAATATCTGGGCGATGCCGAGCAATGTGCCTGTCGCTTTTTGCGATCCCGCATCCAGGCTATTGAAAGCGTCGGCGCCTGCGACAAAGCCGCTGACGACAGGGCCCCAGGCGTCGACAATGCCGGAGACGACATTGGTCAGCGCCGCGAAAGAATCGACGACAAACTGAATCGCTTTGGCCAGGCCTTCCGGCGTATCCAGGTCGACGCCTTCGAATATCTGGTCTATTTCGAACCCGAGGTTTTTGAACGAAAACAGCAGGCCCGAAAAATCGAGCTGTTCGAACGCCGCCGGCAGGTTTTTGGCGATGTTTTGCAGGGTCTCGGAAAGTTCGGCGACAGCCGGCCCCATCGCGTTCAGGAATGGCTCCAGGCCGCCGCTGTCGACGATCTGGCGCAGCGCCTGCACTACGTCGGCCGCGCCCTCGACGACGCCGTCGAATTGGCCGTTGAGTTGCTGGCCGATGGCGATCGACAGGTTGTCGAACGAGGTCTTGAAAATATCCGCCTGCTTCGCGGTCGACTGCAAGCGCAGATCGACTTCTTTCGCCGCAGAACCGGTCTGCTGCATGGCCGCCGCGGTAATCTCGTTGACCTTCGCGAGATCATCGAATACGGTGACCAGCTTGGGCGCTTGCTCGATGCCGAATAACTGCGATGCGAAGACCAGCTTCTGATTTTCGTCCAGCGTCTCGAATGCCTTGGCCACGTCGTAAAAAATCTCGCGGCCCGAGCGCATCTGGCCGTTCAGATCGGTCTGCGAGACGCCTATCTGCTGCAATGCCGATGTGACCGGCTTGGAGTCGTCAAGCAGCTTCAGCAAGCCGGTCTTGAGCGCGTCGGCCGCCTCGCCGCCGGAGCGGAACACTTCGATGATCGGCGTGATCAGCCCGGTGGATTCCTCGAACGAGAAGCCCATCGTCTTCATGATCGGCGAGACGCGGCTGACGCCTTCGGCCAGCTGCGATACGTCGGTGGCGTAGTCGTTCGAGACGTTGTTCAGTGCCTCGATGAAGCGGCCAGCCGACGAGGCCTCGGCGCCAAAGCCTTTGAGCGACGCGATCAGTATTTCGGATGCGCGGGCGGCATCGATGTCGCCGGCAATGACCAAGTCGAGCGCGTTTTTTTGCAGCTCCGCCGCTTCGGCTGCGGTGAATCCTGCTTGTTTGAAATTGGCAATGCCGTTCAGCACGTCGGTGGCGGCGACGCCGTAGACTTCCGACAGCCGCAACACTTCGTTCGTGAACTCTTCGATCTGCGGATCGGTCGCCGACAGCGTCTTCGCCAGGTCGATCTGCGCCGACTGAAACTCGGAGGCCTTGACCAGCGCATAGCCGCCGTAGACGCCGGCCAGCGACACGATGGCCGCTTCGGCATTGACCGCACTGTCGGCAATGTTCGCCAGCGGCTCGGCGACCGCTTGCGCGGAATTGGAGAACGCATTGATGCTGTCGGCCGCCGACTGGATGCCTGCGCCGGTGCGATCGACGGCGCCGAAGATGATCTCGATGGTGCGGGTTACGTCTGCCATTATTTATTCCGCTTAGCCTTTTCGCCGTAATACATCTCCCACAACGCCAGTTCGACCTGCGTAACCTCGCCGCCCGGGAATAGGCTCGGCTTGTGCTGGTAGAGGAAGCCTCCGCGCAGGTCGAGCAACGCCATCAGCCCTCTGACTTCGTCGTTGCGCCAGAGGCTGGCGACTTTTTTACGTCCATGCCTTGCCCGGTCAGCTCCAGGATTTTGTTGGTCAGGGAGTAAAATTCGATCGGGCGCACCTCGGCCAGCTTGACCGCGACATCGAGCGTGACGACAGGCTCGACCGCGCACTGCGTCAGCATTTCGAGGCGCTTTACGATGTCGGCATGGGTATCCTTGCTGACGCCGATCGCGCGGCGCAGTTCATCGACCTGGTCTTTGTTGGCGGCGATGGCCTTGATAACCGCGTCGATATTGCGCTGCTTGTTGCCGGCATCGATGCTGTTGGCGACTTCGTTCGCCGTCTGACCCCGCACGATAAAGACAGCTGGTTCGGACTCGCCGAACCAGTCGGCCAGTGCCGGCACGGCCAGCTCGGCCGTGCGCGGAACGAACGCCGTCGCCATGAAGCGTTGGCTATCGAACGACATCAGGCATTGACCTCGACGGATTCTGACTCGGCCGAGATCGTGCAGGCGGCCTGCACATTATCGCCCGCCGGGAAGGTGCGGCTGATACCGAGCTTGCCTTGCGTCAGGATATAGGGCGCCTTGTACCGGTCAGGGAAGAACTTGAACCAGAGCGTTTCGTTTTTCAGCCCAACGAGCGCGTCGCCGACGCCGTCGTTCAGATAGGCGGTAAATGAGGCCTGACCGAGCGAGCTCGAAGACGAGCCGATCGTGCTGCCATAGACCTGCGTCGACGATACCGAATGCGAGGTCTCGGCGGGTACGAAGTCGGACGCCAATGAGACATCGGCGAAGACGGGCGCTGCATAGGACGCATACACCGCTTTCGGCAGGGAGCCGGTATGGATCAATGGCAGCGCCGACGCAAAACCAACTTCCGCATTCGCGTAGTCGATATCGAAGATCGGATAGTCGTAGCGCTCCTGATGGATGCCGACGACGGCAAAAATCTCGTCGCTGGTGATGGGCGCCGCGGTGTTGCTGGTCGTGCGCACCTGCGCGATTTCGATGCTGCCCACCGGAATGAATGGAGGGCCGCCGGCGGCGCCACGGGTTTCGCTGAACGCCGTGCCATCGGTGCCGGAGACGGCGGCAATGGCGCCCGCGCTGGTCACGGTGATCGATGTGATATTGTGCGTGTCAGTCGTCACGGCGCGAGTGATCGCCACGTCGGTATCGGCCGCCACGGGCGTTTTGACGCCGGCCAGGTAGCAGGTCAATGCAGCGACATCGATAAGGTCATTAGTCCCCGACACAGCCGGGATGACCGCGCCGCCGGTGATCAGGCCGTTCGGGCGCACATCAGGCGCATAGCCGGACTTTTTGCTGAACAAGGCGGCGGACGAATCGAACGTGGTCGCGTCGCCGCTGTCCGTCAATGCCGACACCGCGTAACTCGTCTGGCCGGCTTCGTATTGTAGTTTTGCGTTTTCGGCATTAGCCATTGCGTAATCCTCGGGTGGTTATGATTTGGCGTAGGGGTTGCCCATCGCCGTGGTGTAGTTGATCAAAAATATAACGGTCAGCGTCGTATAATCGCTGCCGTCTACCGGATACTGCGGCGACTTGGTCGAGGCGGCAATCTGGTCGACGAGTCCGCCGAATGTCCTGTCCACGCCGGCGCCGATCATCGTGTTGACGATGCTGCCCATCAATGCGTTGGCCGACACGCTCGCGTTGGTGGCGCCTGCCTTCCAGATGCATTCGACGGCCAGCGGAAACTGCAATTTTTCGACGCCGTATTTGACCTCGATCAGTTGATCTTCGCCGTCCCAGACCGAGACAAAGACGTTGTCGCTTTCGTCGACCGTGCGCCGGGCGCGCTCGACGGCGAGGGCGGACAGGCTGGCCGCGCGGGTGGCGAAAGCGGTGATGATCTTCTCGCGGATCGTGTCAGCCATTGTTCATGTCCAGCAGGTACTTGACTTCGCCTTGCAACTCGCGCAGCAGGCGATCGGCCGACTTGGTTTCCACCTCGCGCGACAGGCCAGGTGTCTGGGTGTAAATCGAGCTGAGGTATGGGCCCATCAATTCATCCAGCGGCAGGCGGCGACGATCTCGCCGCTCGAACAGACCGATATAGCCGTTCGGCATGACCGCGAAAAACGCATGCTTGAACCGGGTCGCCGACTTGTCTTTCCATACCTTGACCGATACGCCATTGCCTCGGTCGCGCGCCTGGAAATTGGCCGGCGCAGGATTGGTGCTGAATGCCGCCAACGGCACTTGCCCGCTCTGCATTTTCATTGCCGCGCCAAGCTGGTAATTTCTGGCCTTGACCTTTTTGATGTGGTCCTTGACGTAGGCCGACTTGAGCGTCACTTTTTTGGTGATGCCTTGCGCGGTCAGCGTTACGGCGCCATCCAGCGTGCGGTTCAACGCGCGCGAGATGGCTCTCTCCGCGCCTTGTCTTACATCGCCAAGGAGGGCGTGGACGGCGTCGATCTGCGATCTGTCTATTTGTAAATTAACCGTGGTCATTTCTTTCGCAACACGCAGTCGATAAATTGCCCGTCGTTCGCAATGATGTCGTCGACGACATAGCGAGTGCCGTTGTGCGACAACTCGGATTTCCGCTTGAGGCCCGGAGCATCGGCGATCGCGATGCTGATCTTTTTTCGGCGCTCGCTGATGTGCGTTTCGTTGGCAAACGCCGGCTCGATGTAATCGTCGACCATCGCGCGGATGGCGATGTCGCCTGCTATGTCGTGATACACAACATCATCACCGAGAATCTCGGTGAATATGGACGTAGGAATCACCTCGAAAAAGGATGTCATAAATATTATTTATGCATTTGCGTTAATCATTACTAATCCTGCGTTATCCAAGGCGATATCCCACGACATATCGACGATAACTTGCAAATCACCCAAAAGCACCTCACAGTTAGCCAGTGTTGGGGGTGTAATATCGATCCAGCGATTTGCATAATCCATATTGATAAGGGCTTTTAGGTTTGCGGCGCGTTCAGATACTGGAATATTGCTATCCGTGAGCGCCAGGATGGTTTGCGCGAAAGATTCTCTCGCGGGGGTTCCGTAAGCATAATGGGTAACGGGTTCTTGCCCATCTGCGCTTAGCCGCATCTGAAACGCTTCGTACCCACCGGAATC